CCTCGCTGATCGGCACCGAATGCGAGCGGGCCATCTGGTATTCCTTCCGCTGGGCCACGCGTGCGCGCCACACCGGCCGGCTGCTGCGGCTGTTCGACACCGGCAATCTGGCCGAGGCCCGCTTCGTCGCCGACCTGCGCCGCATCGGCGTGACGGTCCTGGACCTGGATCCCGCATCGGGGCGCCAGTGGAACTTGCGCGATGCCTCCGGCCACTTCGGCGGCAGCATGGACGCAGTGGCGATCGGCCTGCCCGAGGCGCCGGCGACCTGGCACGTCTGCGAGTTCAAGACCCACAGCACCAAGTCCTTCGCCAAGCTGAAGGCCGAGGGCGTCGCCGCCTCCAAGCCGCTGCATTGGGCGCAGATGCAGGCCTACATGCATCTCGCCGGCCTCGACCGGGCCTTCTACCTGGCGGTCTGCAAGGACACGGACGAGCTCTACCAGGAGCGCATCCGCCACGATGCCGAGGCGGGCCTGCGCATCCTGGCCAAGGCCGAGCGCATCATTTGCGCCGCCCGGCCGCCGGCCCGCATCAGCCATGACCCGGCCTGGTGGCAGTGCCGCTTCTGCGACCACCACGCCGTCTGCCATGCCGGTGCGGCACCGGAGCGGCATTGCCGATCCTGCCTGCATGCATCGCCCGTCCAGGGTGGCGGATGGCATTGTGCCCGGCACGGCGCACCGCTGGACCGGCGCGATCAGGAGGCTGGCTGCGCCGCGCATCTCTATCTGCCGGACTTCGTGGCCGCGGAGCAGGTCGACGCCGGTGAGGATTGGGTCAGCTATCGGCTGCCGGACGGCACCGAATGGCGTGACGGCGTGCCAGCAGCGACGCCCCACGACATCGTCTCGCACCTGCCGTGCCGCGTCTGCGGCAACACGATCTATCGCGTCGGACCAGGCAAGGGGCCGCACATCGCCGAGCTCATCTGCACCGGCTGTGAGACGGGTGGGCGCTGGCTCAGCAAGGTGGACGCCGTGGCGATGGGAGTTGTCCCATGAGCCGCGATCTCCTGGTGATCGTCACCATCAAGAACAACGCGCTGCTGACGGCCATGCGCGCTGCGGGATGTGAGAACGCCACCGCGCTCGCTCGTAACAGCGGCGTCTCCTATCAACGCGTTTGTGACTACCTGAACCTCAAGATCGCACCGCTGCGCCAGGGTGGAGAGTGGCGCAGTTGCATCCTCGCCATCTCGAAGACGCTGCGCACGCTGCCGGAGGACCTATTCCCCGCAGCCTTCATGCGCCGCGCGCTCGCGACGAATCGGGTCACGCGGGAGGTGAGCGCAGAGGATTTGCCGGCTCTCGTCGGCAGCTCGGCAACCTCCATCGCCTACGATCCGGAGCGGGCCGTCGCCATGAGCGCTGCCATCGGCGCGCTCGATGCCGCGCTGGCCAGCCTGCGCCCGCGGGAACAGCGCGTCCTTCGAATGTATTTCGGCCTGGATGGCGAAGCGCCGCGAAAGCTCCACGAGGTCGGCCAAACGTTCAATATCACCGTGGAGCGCGTGCGGCAGATCGTGCTGCGCGCCCAGCGCCTGCTTTCGGCGCCGCGACGCGACCTGCGCCGGCGCTGTGCGCCGCTCCTTGAGGACGGAATTGGAGGGCCGCAGCGTTGAGCCTCTCCCTACGCCCCTATCAGCGCGCCGCCATCGAGGCGCTCTATGACTACTTCTCGGCCAGCAGCGGCAACCCGCTGGTCGTGATGCCAACCGGAACAGGCAAAAGCCTCTGTATTGCCGGCTTCACGCGCGAGGCGATCGCCGCCTATGGCGACACGCGCGTGCTGATCCTCACCCATGTGAAGGAGCTCATCCAGCAGAACTTCATGGCCATGCTGCGTGCCTGGCCGGAGGCGCCGGCCGGCATCTACTCCGCAGGCCTGTCGCGCCGCGATATTCATGCGCAGATCCTGTTCGCCGGCATCCAGTCAATCCACCGCCACGCGCGGCAGGTGCAACGCTGTGACCTGGTGCTAATTGATGAGGCCCATCTGCTCGGCCGCGGCGACAGTGGCATGTATCGCTCGTTCCTGGCCCAGCTGAACGAGATTAACGCCGGCCTGCTGAAGGTCGTCGGCTTCACGGCAACGCCGTATCGCCTCGACAGCGGCATGCTGCACGAGGGGAAGGATCGGCTCTTCACCGACATCGCCTTCCAGGTGCCGGTGCTGGAGATGATCCAGCAGGGCTATCTCTGCCCCGTCGTTCCCAAACAGACCTCGACGCAGCTCGACGTCGGTGGCGTCGGGACCCGCGGCGGCGAATTCATCGCCAAGGACCTCGAGGCGGCGGTAGACCGCGACGAGGTGACCCGCGCTGCGGTGGCCGAGATCGTCCAGCATGGTGAGGGGCGCGGCTCCTGGCTGGTGTTCTGCTCGGGCGTCGCCCACGCCCGGCACGTCCGGGACGCCATCCGTGAGCATGGAATTTCTGCCGAAACGGTGACGGGCGACACGCCGGGGCCGGAGCGCGACGGCATCCTGGCGGCGTTCAAGGCGGGGCGGCTGCGGTGCGTCACCAACGCCAATGTCCTGACCACCGGCTTCGACGCGCCGGGCACCGACCTCATTGCGCTGCTGCGCCCCACGAAGAGCGTCGGCCTCTATGTCCAGATGGTGGGTCGCGGCACGCGCCTGGCCGAGGGCAAGGATGACTGCCTGGTCCTGGACTTCGCCGGCAACACAGCCCGGCACGGCCCGATCGACACCGTGGATGGCCGGAAGAAGGAACCGGCCGGCGACGGCGAGGCGCCGATCAAGGTCTGCCCGGAATGCCAGACGATCAACCATGCCAGCGCGCGGCACTGCATCGAATGCGACTATGAGTTCCCACCGCCGGTGGTGAAGGTGGCGCCGCAGGCGGCGTCGAACGCGCTGCTCTCGACGCAGATCCAGGCGGCCTGGTGCGACGTGACTGGCATCACCTATGCGCGCCACGACAAGCCCGGCAAGCCGGCTTCGCTGCGCGTCACCTATGAGTGCGGCCTCGCGCGGCACAGCGAATGGGTCTGCTTCGAGCACACCGGCTTTCCGCGGGACAAGGCGGTGGGCTGGTGGCGGCGGCGTGCCGGCAATCTCCCGCCACCTGCGACCGTGGATGCGGCGCTGGAACAGCTCGACCATCTGCGGCGACCGATCGCGATCCAGGTGCGGCTTGCGGGCCAGTACACCGAGATCGCCGCCGCGAGGTTCGTGTGAGATGCGCCGCCTGTCGCCTCCGTACCGCCCGCGGCTTTGGCTGGTTCGACCCGCGGGTGCGGACCAGCGAGCCGCTGCCCGCCTGTTCCATGCGCTGCATGAATGCGCTTTGCCGGAGGTGGGGCGTGGTTGATCCCGACGAGCACGAGATCGCCGCCATCGCGGCCGCCAGCCCCATGGCGGGTGAGTACCTGGAGAGCATCGGGAAGACCGACCTCGCGGTGCTGACCGAGGCGGAGTGGCTGACGCTGCTAGAGGTGGTCATCACCGCCTACCAGGACGAGCTTGCGCGCCTGCTGGATCAGGGCAGGCATCCGCCGCCGCCGCTCGCGATGGGTGGCCGGCCATGAGCGGCATCATTTCGACCCGAGCGGTCGCACGCAGTCTCGGTCTGTCCGACACAGCGTTGCGGAAAGCCGAGCGGGCCGGGCGTATCGCCCGCGACCTGGATGGCAGCTGGGACCTAACCAAGGTGCGCGAGGGGCTGGCGGTGAAATCGCCTCCGCGCGGCGGGCGTCCGCCTAAACAGCCGCGGACACCGCCGTGGGCGCGTCCGGCTGTGGGGTTCGTCAGCGCGAGCGCGGAAATGGGCGGCCCTGCGCTCTCGATCCATGCCGAACTCGAGGTGGCGCGCAGAGCCCTGGAACGGGCTGCCCGCCAAATCGCCGCTCTGTACCCGGAGGTTCTGCGCATCGACACAGCGCGCGACGCCGCGATCGCCGCGCAGGAGCGGGGCAGAAAATGACTGACGCCCCCTCCTTGATGGCCGATTACGGCGAGCGCCTGGTCGACAACGGTTACTCCGTCATTCCCATCATGCCGGGCACGAAGGTGCCGGGACGCTTCACCGGCGGGGAGTGGTCTCCCTATCCCGACTGGGCGCGTCACTGCGATCGGCCGACGAAGCCCTTCGAGGTGGACATCTGGCGTCGCTGGCCTGGCTGCGGCGTCGGCATCGCCACCGGCGCCGTTTTGGGCATCGACATCGACATCCTGGACGGCGCGCTGGCCATCCAGATCGCCGAGCTCGCCACCTCCATGCTGGGCGACACGCCCTGCCTGCGCATCGGCCGCGCCCCGAAGCGGCTGCTGGTCTATCGCGCGGCCACGCCCTTCGCGGGCCGGAAGCGCCATCCGCTCGAGCTGCTGGCGCGCGGCCAGCAATTCGTCGCCTATGCCGTGCACCCGGACACCGGTCGCCCCTACGAGTGGCCGGAGGACAGCCTGGTGGAGCTGCCGGTGTCCCGGCTGCCGGTGGTGGACGAGGCCGGCTGCACAGCATTCCTGGACGCCGCCTGGCGGCTCGTGCCGGACGAGGTCCGGGTCAACTCGATCCTCGCGGACGCGCCCACCAGCACCTGGCGCGGCCCCAGCGACCCGAAGGGGACGCGGGATGCCATCGCCGCGGCGCTGGCCTGGCTGCCGAATGACGACCTGCCGGGCAACGAGTGGATCACCGTCGGCGCCGCCATCAAGGCCGCAATCGGCGAGGAAGGGCGCGACCTCTGGCTCGACTGGTCGCGGCGGTCCGGGAAGTCGGGCCAGTCAGGCCGATCGGACACCCCTGAGCGGCGCTGGGCCTCGCTGCGACCGCACAGCGTCGGCGCGGGGAAGATCTACTGGCTGGCCGAACAGCGCGGCTGGGTGCCGGATCCCGCGCTGACACTGAACGGCACGGCAGCAGAGCAGGCGGCACAGCCGCATCCTGCGGCGGGCCTGCTGGCGAAGGTCGCGGTCGCTCCGCTGCCGATCGCGCCGCCACCGAAGCCCTATCGCGTCCCGCCCGAACTGCTGCAGGTGGATGGCACGCTGCGCATGTTCGTGGACTATGCCACGGCCAGCGCGGTCAGCCCGCAGCCGTTCCTCTCGCTGGGTGCCGCCATCTGCCTGGTTGGCGCCATCGCCGGCCGCCGGTATCGCACCCCCACCGATCTGCGCAGCAACGTCTACGCCATTGGCATCGCCGACAGCGGCGGCGGGAAGGACCATGCTCGGCGATGCGCGAAGCGGGCAATCTATGCGGCCGGCCTGGACCGATACCTTGGCGGCGAGGATCTCGCCTCCTCGGCGGGGCTGCTCACGTCGCTCCAGCGCCATCCCGCCCGCCTGTTCCAGGTGGACGAATTCGGCCAGTTCCTGAAGCTGGTCCTGAACCAGCGCGCGCCGGCGCATAAGGCGGCCATCTGGTCGGAGCTGACGAAGCTCTACACCTCGGC